CCTTACAAGAACATCCATATATGAAACAAGTTGAGTTGGAAAGAGTTAAAAAACAAATGAATCTTCCACCTGGGAAAGGATTTACTGGTCAGTACGATATGTTTGGAAGACCAACAGGATATGGTGCGATGCTAGATAAGAAAAACAGCAATCCAGAAAAAAATACATCTGAGATTGCTACTTATTTAAAACAGGATCAGAATTATTCTGGTGGGCAGATCATGATTATAAATCAACAACCACCCGCACAAGTTGCAATGGCAAAAATGTCAGGAGGTGTGCAGCAGATTCACCAAAATTATTATGAATCAAATAGTACCCTTGCAAACATAGTTATGCAGCGACTTGTGGGATAAATATGATAGAGGAGGATTTATAAATGGGAGCAGGAACTGAAGGTTTTAGAGATACCAGAGGAAATGTAAACCCAATTGGAAGTATTATTTCCAAGATGCTTCAAGCCAGAAAAATGGCTGAAGAGGAACGTGAATATGCATCTCAAATTGCAGAAGAAAATCAAACATCATTAGAAGAAGCAGGAATTGAACGAGGGTATTTCTTTAAACAAGCACTGAAGTATAAATTTGGTGGAGAATTTGTTGATAAAAAAAAGAATCAACTGAAAAATTTTCTTGAAAAAAAGAATACTGCTAAAGCAATTATGCTTGGCAAATCTGGAAACAGAAAATATGATAAATCAGAAAGAATAGATATGATTTGGTCCTTATTTAAAAAGGGACCCAAAGCGCCAACTTTTAGAGATAAGTTTAAAGAATTATATAAAGTTTCTCTTGATGATCCAAGTGTAGAACCAAAATCTTCTATGCTTTCGGGATCTGTTAAGAAGATACAGAAAGCAACTGGCAGGAAAAAAGTTAGCAAAGAAGAATTATTTGAAGTTCTTACGAAATTGTTAACCTCATTAGAAGCAACTGCTAAATCTTTGAATAGTAATGTGGCAGCATCATCTGCTGGCATAATTAAAGCAGCAGATGCACAAGACAGTATAGCAGATCAATTAAAATATAGAGCAAACACATTAGAAGAAAAACTTGACAACTTAATTAAAGTTATATCAGAACAAACTAAAACTAGAAAGTCACAACAACAAATCAAAAAAATATCTGCGGCAGAAAAAAAATTAGAAGATACGAAAGATTCTTCCTCTACAGAAACATTTGATGATGTAACAACACAAGGTAATGAACCTATTGAAGAAAGAGTTGAGAAATTGGAACAACTTATTGATAAACAACAAAACTATCCACAAGCAGAAACTGGTGCTATATTTTCTGGACCAGATTCTGGATACCCCGTGGAGTTGCATGGTAATGAAGCTGTTATACCACTTGATAATGCATTTACAGATCCAAAAAAACCAGCTGTTACTGAGGCAGGAAAGCGGGCAGAATCAGCAGGAGTATCTAATATGGAAGGAATTACTCCTATGATGCCCAAACAATCTTATGAGATTGGAACCACTGCACCGCCCCCCTCTATGGGTGGAAAACTGGGATTTAATCTTACAAATAAGTTAGCGGTGGGTGGAACAACACAAGCGTCTGCCATGTCACAATCATTAATGGATGCAATGTCATTACCTATGGTTGCTACTGGTGGTCGTATATTAGCAACAACTACTGAGTACATGAAAAGCGTTGGAGATACTGGATTGGGTGCTGATATAAGTAGGATTGCTAGACCAATAGCAAATGTATTTGGATTACCATCATCAATTGTACAGAAAGCAACCGCTGGTAAATCAACAGAAACCTCTGCGGAAGAGGATGGTGAAGATGGAATGGGATCTAAAAACATTCTTGCAAAACTTACAGAAGGATTTGGTAAGTTACTTGAAAGTATGGGTAAAAAGATTGAAGAGAATCAACCAGATCCAACTGGAGGACTTCCTCAACCAGCTGATATTAGCGGGAATGAAAAGGAATTATTAAAAAGATTGATGATAGCAGAAGCTGGTGGTGAAGGAATAGAGGGAATGGCTATGGTAGGTAGATCGGTATTAAATAGAGCAGGATTAGTTCAATCTGGTAAACTTGGCGCTGGACAATTTAATGCTGAAAGTGGTAGTGTTACTGATATTATTCAAGCACCTCTTCAATATCAACCTTATCGTGAAGGGAAGTTGAATAGACCATTAAATGCCGAAGAGAATGCTAGAGCGGAAGCAGCATATCAATTGATGATGAATGATCCTGAGTTTAGAACAGCAATTAAAACAAAATTTAATTTATCTGAATCTGATGTTAAAAAAGCTGCTGCGGCAACTGGATTTAGAAATGCATCAATAGCTCCAGAAGATGCATCTCAGCAAGTAAATGAATTTATAGCAGGAAGACACACATTTAATACAGCAGGAAATCCTGGATTGTTATCACCATATTCATCCGCGACAGTAGCTCAACCATCTCCCCCACCAAATCCTCCTCCTGCACAAAAAGATTTGGGTCAAGAAATCACACAAAATTTTGGTATGCAAGTTGGCGAAGAAAGAACCTTCCAGCATCCAAAATATGGAGAGATAAAAGCACATAAAACTGCTAAAGGATTTAAGTTCTTTGGACCTGGAATCAATAATGTATTGAATATGCAATCTAATACTGCACAAGCAAAATCAATTGTGGATTATTTTATTAACAGTAATGGCGGAAGAACTCGTGTAGACGAGACATCACAAGCGATGGCACCACCTACTCAACCTCGATCACCTACAGCTGCAGCATCCACAGACGAATCTTCTAGCAATCAGTCACCTATGATTGCTGCATTAAATCTTGGTGGTAGTCCTAGTACTACTGGAACGTCACCGCAATCAACAGCAGAAGTTTTACCACGCCCAGGCACCAATCCCGTACAAGACATCTACCATAACGTTCAGAAAGTTTACGCAGAAACAATAGGATAATGACACAAGAAAATTCATATGCAGTTAGTTTTACACCAACTGTCGTAAAAATATACGCTGTAGATTCTAATGACCCAAAAGTTATAACCGATATGGTTATGAGGTTTGATTATTTTGAAGATATTTTCTGTCCATCTATTGCAGGAACATTAACCATTGTTGATAACGGGGATAACTTAATATCTTCATTACCAATTCAAGGATTTGAAAAGGTGGAAATAGAAATTAAAGATTCTAAAAATGTGAATCACACTTATGAGTTTAGAGTATTTAAGGTTAGTAATAGATTTTCTGCTGAAAGATTTCAAACATATGTTTTGGGATTGATCTCACTTGAAGCATTATATAATGAAGGCGTAAGAGTTCCTAAACTTTTGCAAGAAAAACCAGAAGCTATAGCATCAAATTTATTAAAACAATATTTAAAAACAACTAAAACAGTTTCTGTTGATCCATCAATGTTTCAGATCTCGTTTAGTCCTGGCAAGAAAACCGTATTCTCTATTATTAATCACCTTCAGACCAAAGCAGTTCCTTCTGGCAGTACGTCTACGCTTGGGGCGACACCATCTATAAGTGCAACTGGAGCAGGAGCAGTTGTTAGAACAGGGGTTACACCAACTACGCCTATAGCAGAAGTTTCTTCTGGAAAATATACTCAGTCATCTGGAACTGCTGGATATCTGTTTTACGAAAATCGTGATGGATATTTTTTCAGATCAATTGATGCATTGTGTTCCAGAGAAAACGTAAGTATTGGAACATATTACTTAGAAACAGAAGCGAAGGGAGTGGATCCAACAAAAAGAATTTACGACATGGATTATAATAGTGAACTTAATGTGCTAGGAAAATTACGAATGGGCGCGTTCTCTTCTTTAATATGCTTTTACAATTTAAGCACTGGTGGATATGAAGAGTTTGTATATTCTCTTTCAAATTCTTTCTCTAGTATGAACCATTTGGGATCTCAAAATAAATTAGGTGCTGGGCAAAAAGAACTTTCTAAATATCCAACAAGAGTTATGAGCGTACTATTAGACCATGAGACGTGGTTTAGTGAATCAACAATTGCATCTCCAGATGCAAGAGATGGATCTACATCATCAACAGCACCATTTCCAGATTTCCAAAAAAATTATATAGCACAATCTATATCAAGGATTTCTAGTTTGACAAATCAAAAATTAAATATACAAATAAGTGGCGACCCATCAATTCGAATTGGTACAAAAATTACAATTAAATTGCCCAATCAAATACCATCATCAGATAGAGCTACAGTAGCATATGACCCAGAGCACAGCGGAGATTATTTAATATCAAAAGTCAATCATGTATTTGATTTTAAAAAAAGAATTTCCAGCAGTTGTTTATCATTGATAAGGGATACATATGGAAGTCAAGAAATTGCTTCCAAAGTTAAATAAATACTAAAAAAGTTTTGTAAATGGATCCTGTATTATCTTCACTATTTCCTGTACATCAAATTGGTGCCGATGGATTCAATTGGTGGATAGGGCAAGTAGAATCAGAAAAATCTACAAACCCTAAGTTTTCTGGTAGATATAAAGTTCGTATCGTAGGAACACATCTTAAGGATTGTGATGTTACACCAACGGATCAACTCCCGTGGGCAAGTGTAATGATGCCAGTTACTACGCCACATTCTGATGGCGGCGTTACTGGTGCAACATGTAATTTAAGACAAGGTAATTGGGTTATTGGATTTTACCTTGATAACGACCAACAAAAACCAATTATTCTTGGATCTGTTGGGCATACTCAAGGATCTACAAAAGCAATTAAAGAGGATCCCAATCCTGGATCTACTTGCAAATCATTTACAACGTACTTAGATCCAGAAATAAATTCTGCCACAGATCAACCCAAACATTCTCCAAGTAGTGCTTCAGCTGCTTCTGGATTAGATCCTGGATCTAATACAACTGGTGCTGAACCTGCCGCTTCTTCTTATGCCGCACAAGCAGATGGATTGCCCCCAGAAATACTTGCAGCATTTGGTAAAAATTCTGAAGCAAATCCAACTGGGGCTAAATTTTGTATCACAATAGCAGATCCAACTTGTGGAGCAGAGAGTGATTTAGAAACTGGATTAACAAAAATTTTAGGTGATTTTTTAGGTATTGTATCAGCTTCTGGTGGAAATGTTGGATCATATTATTTGAATAAAGCAACTGGCGCAATTAATACTTCGGTACAAGAAGCGCAAACAAAATACATACACAAAGCTGCCAGGTTAGTAAAATCTACTATTGCTAGAGTAAAAGGAGAACTTTTAAACGCAATGAAGGAGGGCGCTAAACAACTAACAGATTTAGCTTTATACAAAGAGGCATTAGTTCTTCCAATTATTCCTTCAGATATTGATATTCCAACAGAATCTCTTGTTGCGCTAGGAGCAACTGCGGGGGCGTTTGATGCAGCTTTGGCTGCTGGAGATATTGCAACTGCAGAAGTTCTTGGAGAGGCATATGTGGCGTTATTAGAGGAAGTTACTGGACAGCGTGGGCATCCTCCAGTTAAAACAAAACAAGCAAGATTAAAAGAGGTACAGGAATGGTTGGATAATATTTTAAAAACGATAGGTTGTAGTATTGAAGATATTACTGACAGATTAGTATCATGGTTAAGCGACCTATTGAATGCAATAATATCCGAAGCTTATAACGCCGCCTTATGCTTAGTTGGTAATATTGTTAATGGAATCATATCCGAAATTCTTTCTGCTATAAATGAATTAATTGACACAATATTAGCTTCAATTACAGCATTACTAGGACCAATAGCATCAGCAATTGATATTGTAGGTAATGCAATAGCAGGCATCATGGCTTTACTTGGTATATCTTGTTCTGGATTACCACAATCATGTTCAAAATTAAAAACAATTTGTGTTGACTGCACAAGTTCGGAAACAAATGATGACTTTTTAGATGATTTAATTGATGGTATAGAAAATGGCAACCTAGATTTTTCAGAAGGTATCTGTGAAGAAGCAAAAAATTATCCAGTAGAAACTCCAACTGAGATCATATTTATTGGGGGAACTCCTGCAATTCCAGACAATACAATGAGATATACTTCATCAAATATTATTGTTGTTGAAGGATCAACTAACGAATTTATTGTAACTAGAAGTGGGAATATTGATAAGGCTTCTAGCCTTATATATGAGATATCAAATGATACTGCAATTAGAGGAACTGATTACGACATTCTAGGAACTACTGGCACCCTTTCTACTGCAAAAGGAGTTCTAGCATTTGGTCCAGCGGAAAAAGAAAAGCGTGTAAACATACAAGCATATGCTGATGCTTTAACTGAAGGCGCAGAAACATTTAATTTTAAAATTATAGAAGATTATACACCAGATGGAATTGTTGCTATAATTAGTGCTGAAGATTACGTTGGAACAATTACTGAATCAACTACACCAACAACACCTGTGTCAAAACCTATTCCTCCTCCTCCAGGAGCGATTACACCAGGAGCACGTACTCCTGGAACCACTATTCCCTCTACCACTCCGACTGGAACACCTGTCACTGTACCAGTGGGTACAATTCCACCTGGGGTAACAACTGTGGCACCAATTATTCCAACTGTTCCCTTAACAAGTTCAGTGCCTCCGCTACCAACATTTAGTGTAAATGCAGATAAAACTAGCGTTGCTGAAACCGAAACAGTTGTGTTTACTATTAGCACCACCAATGTATTAAATGGAACTCCATTTAATTTTACAATAACTGGAACAAATATAACTGGAAGTGATTTTACCGACAATGCATTGACGGGATCTGGAATTATTGGACCAACTGGCACAGCAACAGTATCAAAAACAATTGCATCAAACGATGATAACCCTGGATTAGATTTGCCAGAAGTATTTACTTTTACTATAAATGGAACTTCAGCTTTTGCCACTGTATTAATTACAGAAGAGATAGATACAACACCACAATATTTTGTCACAGCAGACAAATCTAATATAAATGGTGGTGAAACAGTAAACTTTATTGTAACAACAAATAATGTTGCAGATAATACATTACTATCTTATCAACTGGGTGGAACAATAGATGCATCTGACATTGTTGGCGGACTATTGACTGGAACCTTCCGTATATTTGGAGGCACCGCTACTATACCAATTGTAACAACGGCATCAACAGTAGTTGAGGATGCAGAAGTAATACAATTTTTAATAGTGGGAACTACAGCAGAAGCGACAGTAACTATTAATGCTGTTACTACTTTTACCGCTCCCACCACAACAGTTGTACCGAGCTACAGTGTAACTGCTGATAAATTAGAATATAAAGAAGGGGAAACAGTAACACTAACTATATCAACAACTAATGTTGCTGATGGATCTACATTTGCCTACACAATTTTCGGAACTGACATCACACCCGACGACTTTGTTACAAAAACTTTGGCGGGATCATTCATAGTTATTGGTAATTCTGCAAAAGTATTTCTCACTATATCAGAAGATAGAAAAGTTGAGACCGACGAATCTGCAACATTTTTTGTCAATGGAACAAGTGCATTTGCTGGATTTGTAATCATTGGTGATAAAATTGTTAATCCTCCTGAACCACCACCACGTATCACTCCTTGTTTAACTAAACCAACTGCTAAAGCACTGACAGATAGTACTGGTGCAATTATTAGCATCCCAATCATTGACCCAGGATGTCCCTATGATAACCCTCCAAAAGTAATTATTGGCGGCAATGGATATGGTGCTGGTGCGTTCCCATTATTAGATGCAGATGGATATGTGACAGAAATTCGAATCACTAGGACTGGATTTAATTACAAGAAAGATACTCCAGATAATTTAACTTGTATCATAGATTCTTTCACTATGATAAGACCAGGATCTGGTTATACAGAACCTCCAACTGTACTTGTAAATGGAGACCCAAATGTTGCAAGAGCAATCATACAAAATGGAATAGTTTTTAGCGTTGAAGTTTTGGATAGAACCAAATCATATAAAGAATTGCCAAAAATATTAATTACTGGTGGAGGCGGTACTGGAGCAAAGTTTCTACCATCATTAGCATGTCTAGATATTGTAGAACTAGAACTAAGAGATTACGCCAAGATTGGCACAGGAAAATACATCGATTGCCCGTAAAATTATGTCAGCATCAGATTCAAAATCACCAGTTAAAACTCCCCCCGCAGGAACAACACCACCAGCAGCTCCAGGCGGCACTCCTCCAGGTCCCGAATCAGGACCGAAAAATTTTACCGTAATTTTTAAAGAAAAAGAACTTACTATTGCTAGATATGAAAATGAAGACGGTTCTCATGGGTTCATGGTAACTAATGGAACAAATATTATGCATTTTGACAGCAATGGTAATCTTATTCTTGGTGCTGGTAAATCAGGAAACAGTGGGTGCGGTGGCAAGTTAGTTATTGCTGCCGAAGAAGCGATTCAAAAATATAATACTTATGCGATAGAGATTAAAGGAAATGATGGTGATGCTACTTCGAGTGAGGGGTCAAAAGGAGATACAGAAATAAAAAAAGTTCCTCCATTTTCAATTGCAGTTTATGGAGATGTTGCAATTGAAGCAATTGGTGGTGACATTGGACTCAAAGGCAAAAATGTCAGCATAAAAGCAAATAATAATTTATCTCTCCAAGCAACGGAAAATATAACAATCCAAACTGGCAGCAAAGGTTCTGGAAACATAAATTTTTATACAAGTAATTTCAATTTATCAGCAAATTATTTTAGGAGAAATGTTTCTGGTGCTGAATATGTAGAAGGAACTGGTGAAGTTGCAATTGAACAGAACAAACCTGGGGCTTCGCAAGCATTTTCTACTCCAGGAGGAATTAACTATACAGTTGGTGGTAACTATGAATTTGGTGTTAAAGGTGATTTAAATATTGTGTCTGAGGGTGCAATAGGATTGTCTGCTAAAAAAAATCTGTTCATGACAGTTGGCAACGGAAATTTTAATTTGAAAGCATCTGGTAAAGGAGCAGTAACATTTGATGGAACTCCATCAGTTCCTGCCATAAAACAAAAAGAAACATTTCTTTTAAAAACAGGAACTCCTGGAAAACCGTCCATAAAAGTAGATGCTGGTGGTGACGTTGAAGTTACTGCTACACCTGGAGATTTTAAAGTCACATCCACCAAAAATATAGTCCTTAGTGGAGCTACACTAGTTGAAATAAAATCTGCTAAGATTTTACTAAATTAAAAAACAGAAACCATAAATCTGGAAAAAAAAATTTCCAGCAAAAATTGATAAAAAAAGTTGAGGGTATTAAAATGTACAATTTATCAAGCAAAGATATTAATCGCATCATCGTTGCGTGTAAGCATTACGCCTTCGAGGAAACTGGTAGTGAATGGATGCATGATGAATATATTAAAATTATCAAAAAACTTTGTACTTGTTTGGAACAAAATTTTGACCAAGAAACTCCCAAACCAATAGAATGTTTTATTGATAGAGAGACATCACAATCAAATGTCATTGAATGAACAAAAATAGATAACTTTAGTTAAGTAAAATTATAATTAGATATATGTGAAATGGCGCATAGAATGAATCAAATTAAACCAGAACACCTAGTCACCCATAAAGAGTGTCAAGAGATGATTGATGCTGCCATACGAAGGCATAATAGAAATGCCTCCATTATTTCTATGTTTGTCGGTTGGTTTGTCCTTGCTTTATTTGCCGAAGGACTTTTACGACTTATAGGAGTTATTCCCCCACTACTACCATGGCTCAACATTACCCTGAAATAATAGGCATAGTTCTATTACTGGTATTTGCTGGCACAATGTTCTATCAAGGCACAATGATTATGAAAGGATTGAGAGGTTACAGACACTGTGCAAGAGATCAACACGAATCAGAAAATATGCGACGAAGATTGGAAGAAATGATGAGCGAAAAAATAAATGATCACTGAAGAAGATATAAAAGAATTACAAGAAAGAGTTTTAGATTTAAAAATGATAGAGCTCTTTGAAGAACCATCCACCTACGAAGACGAAGATTATGGAAATGACAGAATTTATTGATTTTATTTCCAAAGAACTTTTGATTTCTGTTGTGTTTATTGGAGGGGTTGTGATAGGTTATGTAAATGGTATAAAAGATTCTGGAGGTTTATGAGAAAACTCAACGATACATTACTTGGAATCACGGTAGCAATCAT